GGTGGGATGGTGGTAGTTGTGGCGCAAATACAACAAAGATGCCAACAATGTTGACTATCAGGCCAAATAAAAATAAAGGGAATAGTGTTTTCATTTTTTCACCACCCAAAACTTACCCTCTTCCAAAGACTTTTGTTCGTTGTCGTAATCTTCACACCAGTTATCAAACTCTTCACGGCATTGGCGGCAATCGCAATGCCAATCTACTGTTTCTGGATCTACCAAAAAACCTTGATCATCATAAGAACGTTCCATTTCAGACTCCATTAAGTTAAAGCTCAAGTGTCTATCATCTTGATTGCACTTGATATCAGGATAAACCCTTAGATGTCTTCTTTTACCAACACCTCAACCATGCCGATAGTGCCGTAGCACTTGGTGCTATGGAGGCTGACCACTTGGGTGTCATCGTCATAGACAATGCCATTCATGCTGTCTAAGAAGGCTTTAATGATGTTATCGATGTCTGGCTTCTTACAGGGCCGCTCTAAGCCATCTAAACAGGCCGTAGAGCGCTTTTTAGAGTATGAGGCAGGGATTGGTACTGTTATGTAGATATAGGCCGCTATGGGCGTTTTTAGAGGCTCAGAAGATCCCATTGCTTGCCTAGCAGCTTCTGCAATTAGAGTTTCGTAATCACGGGTTTTTGTGGGTGTATATGTTGATACAAAGTTTCCACGCCTAGCAAACTTGGGTCTACCCTTACCAATAGGTGTGCCCTCTACTGTGAACATTACTTGGAAAGTCATTCCAATTCCCCATTCTTTATCATATTCATGTAGTTCCGAACCCGCTCCACTGATCCCTTTGAGTAACGGCGTTCGATCAATTCAATGCGTTCTTTTGTGAAAATGCGGGTTTTTGTTGTTTCCCATGTTCTATACAACTCTCTAGCCAAGGCTTTCTCAAGTTGCACCCTGTCCCCCGCATTGCTCACTACCTTCCTGCTGTAACTCATCCAGATCTCCTGTCATTACCAGTGCCTTGTCTACTACCCTCTGTGGGTAAGGTGTTCCTTCTTTAACCTTGTCCAGTATCTTCATCGCTAGTTCATGTGTCACGCTGGTATCCTCTAGTGTGTATTACTCTTTGGTGGATGGAAGAGCAAAGCACAGCCTTACCGTGTTCAAAAACAACAGTTCGCTCTGTGCTTGCGTACATTACTCGTTGGAGCCATGTCTTCGCATAATCACTGGACAGACTTAAAGACCTTACAGCCTTACCACCAGGTTCTATCCTTGGCCCACCTTCCCCGCTCTGGCTTGCTCGTGTTACGGGGTTATTTAAGACACTACCACTGACGTACCGCATAGTGTCCGAGTGGTCGTAACAGAAACAAAAAAGCCGCTTAACTAAGTACCTTTGTGACACCCCACACGATTTCTCAGTGAGAAAGATACTTAATAAAGCGGCTGACCTGTTGTGTGTCACGACAACGGTTTGGATTCTATACCCGATTTCGGATCTCTGCCAACCTTTTTTTGATGTCGTCTGGTATCGCAGCAGCTTTACCCCAATCTTGTTGTATTTTTAACAATGCAGGATCAGCAACCTTAGGCTTGTCAAAGCTCTCAGGAATCTCTGCACCATCCCATCGCTGTTGGTTCAGGTAGACGATAGGAGCAGGGATAAATGCCCCGTCTGACTTCCTCCATGCGTCCGTTGTACACATCCAACTAACGTGCTTGATAATCTGATCAGCACAGCCATCGTACAGGCCTTTCTTCCACCTAGCTAGGCAGACAGACTTTCCACCCTTGCGGACAGACTTAGGCCATGCTGACCAGAATTTCTCAAATAAATCGCTCATTTACTTCCTTTCGGTTTGGCTTTTTGGTAAAAGGACAGCACTTTTGGCTTGATATCTTTCACAACAATGTTGTAGTGCATGGCCTGTTTCTCTTTTTTGCTGAACAAGGTTGATGGTTGGTTCTTGTATTCAAAGGGGCTGGTAGATTTCATCTATTGACTTTAGTTTTTTGTGGGAAGCAAGCTCAAGTGCGAGAGCCAGAACCGCAATTATGGCGGCATCTAAGTCTTCATGTTGGACTTGTGTTTCAAGCTGGTCCACTGCTTGGGCAATCAATGTCCATGCAATAGTAGCTTCAATTTGGGTGTGGTGTAGGTGGCTCATATGGTGAGCCTAGCACTAAAAAAAGTGTTGTTCTATAGGTGAAAACCCCTATGTTTTTCTTTAAAAAAGGGGTTTACAGTTCATCTCACTGCACTAACGCAGTAAATAAAGGAACACAAATGAACATCTCAATACACCGTGTTGCATCAATCAAGCAATTCACTAACGCCATCAAAAGAGAAGACGGCACAGTCTTTTACACAAAAACTTTACGGGTAGAAGACAACAAAAACACTTGGTACGAAATTACTTTGGTTTCTGATGACAAAGAAAACTTGGAGATCAAATGAACACTACTGCCCTTCAAATGGCCCGTAGGCTCTTTGTGGTGCAAGGAGTGCCTACCAGTACCCAACGCCACAACATTCGCTCTTGGGTGCGTTCTGTGCGTTTCTTGGGGGATAACTGGCTGATCTCTAAACCAGTGGAGCGGAAATGACACAAGAAGCCTTCTATTACCAAGTCCAAATGCAAGAGGAATATGAAATGTCAAAAATGAAAGACTTTGTTGAGCAATTACGGGAAGAAATGATGACGGATGAGGCTTTTCGGGAGCTTACTGAAGAGAATCAAAACAAGTTTATTGCTGAAGAAATGAAACTCTACGAGGATTCAACAAAATGAGAACACCAGGGGCAAAAATGAACAAAAAAAGCAAGCAAGATCTCTTAAATGAGATTGAAATCTTGCAAGGTATCTCTTTGGCTCTGTATAGGGCACTGGAGAAAACACCTCAAACCACTGCTTCTAAGTTAGCAATGGATGACTTGATCCAATACATCACTGAAAAATTATGAACGTCTACAATAAATTAAACTTGGCCCGTGAAACTTTTCACAGCTCTAAGCTCAAAAAAACAGGCCACAACAAGTTTGCTAACTATTACTACTTTGAACTTGGTGATTTTCTGATCCCAGCACTACAGATCTTCAAAGATGTAGGCTTGGCAGGGATTGTCAGTTTTGGCAAAGATGAAGCAAGTATGAGCATCATCAACATTGAGAAGCCAGAAGACAGGATCATTATCACCAGCCCCATGTCTACAGCGGCTTTAAAGGGTTGTCATGAGGTCCAAAACCTTGGGGCGGTACAGACCTACCTGCGAAGGTATTTGTGGGTTGCTGCCCTTGAAATCGTTGAGCATGATGCGATTGACTCTTCTCCCAAAACGGAAGAGGGAATGAAGGTCAAAGGATCTGGTCCAGTGATATCTCCAAGGGGCGGTATTGGTGATGACCTGCCAACAGAAATTAAGGAGTTCTTGCAAGAAATGGCATCCTCCGTTACCGAGTTGGTCAAGAATGGTAAGGCTATTGATGCTCTTGCCATGATTGATGAACAACAACTGGAGGCAGACCAAAAAGTCTATCTCTCTAATCAAATGGATGCACCTACCCGTAGTGCTTTAAAGAAAGTAAAAAATGGCTGAATTTGACAATACAAACAGGGGTTCGTTGTTTAAAAACGACAAAAAGGAAGAGGAAAAGCACCCTGATATGAACGGCTCAATTAATATTGAAGGTGTGGAATACTGGATATCTGGTTGGAAGAAGGTCAGTAAGGCGGGTTCAGGCTTTATCAGCTTGTCAGTACGGCCTAAACAAGATCAAACCCGTCAATCTAGCCAGCCAACCAAGAAGGCTAAACCAGATCCATTTGACGATCTTGATTTTTAGAAGTGGTACACTCTTGACATGGACTTTTAAGGAGTGATCCATGAAAACATGTCGAGAATGCAATGTTGAGAAGCCATTATCTGAGTTTTATGTTCACGCAAAGATGAATGATGGGCATCTCAACAAATGCAAGCACTGCGTCAAAGCACGAATTAGCAGGTATGTAAAAGCCAATCCAGACAAGAAAAAGCAATGGTCAAGAAACTATGCAAATTCTGAAGATGGTTTGAAAAGAGCAAAAGCTTATTTATTAACAGAAAAGGGCAAAGCAGTAAGCAAAAACAGAGCAAAAAACTATAGGAAAAATCATCCAATAAGAGATCGTGCCACTTATTTGGCAAACTACGAAATCAAATGCGGAAGATTGATCCGACCAGAAGTCTGTAGTTGTTGCAATGCTGAATGCAAGCCACATGCTCACCATGAAAATTATACAAAACCACTTGACGTTACTTGGCTTTGCGAACCATGCCATAAAAAATGGCATAGGCAAAACAAACCCATATATGAATAAGCAAATGGACTTTTAATGCTCAGAACATTCTGAATAACCCAGCCCAATTCTGGGGAAAAGGGGGTGCTGGCAGACCATCCTTTTGGGTTAATGTCTGCCACCTTAATGAAAGCAAACATGAACTTCAATTCAATACTTCAACACATGTTCCCAAGAGTAAGAAATGATAATCCCATCACTTCTTTTGAGGCAGCCGATAAGGTTGACTTTGCTAGTGAGCATTTTGAAATCATCTTAGATTGCTTGGAAAAACATGGCCCTCTTGGAAAAGACGGGATAGCCTCTAGATGTAATTTAATTGGTCACCAAGTATCACGAAGGCTCGGTGAGATGGGTAAACTCCACCTTATTGAGTTAACTGGCAATTACGTTAAATCAAACTCAAACCGTAATGAGCGTGAATGGCGCTTAAAGGAAAAACAATGAATATTAACTTTGAACCAAACGAAATCAACTTCATCTTGCAAGTACTGGGTGAACTGCCCACCAAATCAGGTGCTTATGTACTGATGCAAAAGATTGAGGGCCAAGTCAAGATGCAACAACAAATACCAGAGGTTACTCAGTGAGCTATGAACAAATTGAAATAGAAGTAATTCGCTGGGCAGAAGCTAGAAAGATTATTCCTAACAGCAGTCCAGAAACTCAACTGTTGAAAGCAATGTCTGAAATGGGTGAGCTTGCTGATGCAACAATTAAAAAAGACCATGAAAATATTATTGATTCTGTTGGTGATGTAATGGTGTGCTTAATTAATTACTGTGCTTTGCAAGAGATTAACTTAGTATCTTGTATGCAAGTGGCATACGATCAGATTAAGAACCGAAAAGGCACGTTAATGCCCAATGGTGTATTTGTCAAAGAATGAGTCTTGCAACCGTCATTTTTAGCATTTAGCATAGCAAATGCAGCAATCCCGCTGTATTAGGAGCTAACATGTTTAAATTTGAAATGGAACTTGGCTGGTTGGGCAATGGCAAAATGGTTATTGAAACTCATGACTTTGACATGATTGAAGCTTTGAAGGAATTTGTTGAATTCCAAGAGGAAGCTGGCTGGATCGGTAACTGGGACGCAGTTGATTCTGAAGAAGATGAAGACGGCGAAGAAGAGACTGAAGAAGAAGCAGTTGCTGAAGAAGCAGTTGCTACAGAGTAACTTTAATCACACGGCCTCTGAACTCAATAGAGTCGGGGCTGTGTGTTGTTACCAGTTCAGGCAATATCAAATTCCCATTAACAAATGTCAGCACCGCAAAGCCAGACCTCCAGTTTAGTGGACCGTGTTCGGTGTAGTCTTCAAATTGTGGTCCGTAGGGTTCAGCTAAAGTACCCGTATCAATCCCGTAACGCACCCCGTTATAGTCGCTAAATGGCGTAACCTTTAGGCTATGCAGGTGGCCTGTAACTATGTTCTTTCCTGACCACATGGTGTTGTTATGGGTAGCATGGATCCCGCCCTTGAATCGGTGTTTAACCACCGTGTTCTCATTCATCCAAACCGCCCAGCAAGGCTCCCATTTTGGGAAGTGATCCCGCAAAGTAAACCCTTTGACATGCTCATATTGAGGAGCACTGGCTGCTAGGAAGGTTTCAAACCTAGCGTCATGGTTACCCAAGGGCCAAATCAATTTGACGTTGTGACGGGCTTCTTTAGCGGCTTCCTCAATGTATCCCATCGAAATAGTACAGGCTTTGAGTTCATCCATCACTGATGGAGCTTTGGCCCATCCAATGCGTGGATGCCGACTGATACCTGCTCCGTCAAAAATATCTCCATTTGCGATAACTGCCTTGGGCTTAAGTTCTTTGATTGCCCACAAAAGACCCTTAAATGCTGTTGTATATACCCCAGGCCAGAAGTGAGCGTCACTAAAGACAATAACTGTGCCATTTAAGATGCCCAGATCTTTTTTAGTTGGATGAATGTGAGATATTCGCAAATTATCAAATTGTTTTGTGGCTTGGGGTGCTTTAATTTCTATTTTATTTCTTTGCTCAATGCGTCTACGGCGTTTATTTAACCCCGACAAATTCATGCCAAGACTCAAACTTGCTTCACTCATTGAAACGCTGTTTTCAATGGCACTAATAATTTGCTGGTCAGAAAATTTTCTTGCAGGCATTATAATTTCCTACGCCAATACAGCGTGTTTTTAAAACCCCAAGGTTTTGTTGGTTGAAACAATTTGAACCCTGTAGCAATCAAACTGTTTGCTGACGCTGGATTGTCTGTTGTGTCAGTTATGACCCATTTCCATCCAAGAGCTTCTGCCTGTCGGATGCGGACACGAATAAGCTTTTTCTGTAATCCTTGTCCACGAGCAGTAGGAACAACCCCTGCGCGACATAAATAACCGCAATCGGTCCAAGAAACAGTGCGAACAAGCCCCGCAAAACCAATGTCCACGCCATTCTCAGTAGCAACCCACCAAGAACCAAAATTTGTGTCAACTGGTTGGTCATAAGGCAAGCAAACTTTTTGAAGTCGTGACAATTTGTCCTGACTTGATTGTTTGCGGATATCTACACGTTTAATCATAAGCGTATTAAACGTTTGTAGTATGCAGTTTTTATGACATTTTTAATCCAGATGCATTTACTTCTTTGACCCTGCGCTCCCATCCCTTACCAAATGTGTCCCATGTCTTAAGCATTTTCAGAAACTCTAAGCGTTGTCTACAGTAATCGTTGATAAGTTCTTTTGGGTCTTTATTTAGTACAGCTTGTATTGTCTTGTCGCCAATAATGCCATCTGCGTACACGTTTACACAGGTTTGTAGCCACTTTGCGGCACGACCTGGGCCACTGTTTATAGCCGCATCAAAGACAACGTAATCAACCCCGCTAGGCAAGTCATCACCTTTTACTTTGTCCCAATACTTGTTTTTGTACAGCGGTCCAACATCAGCAGGGGTAAGGGCTTTCATTGTTTTTGTATCTACAATGTGTCCACAATGTTCTTCCCAAACTGCTTTTGTACAGCCCAAGTTTGTTTCTCCCCCAGGATCTTTTGGGTTAAAAACGTAACCTCCCTCGTGAGCGAGGACTGCAGTTAATGCTTTGTCAAAGTTTTGTTTCATTTTGTAGGTGAAGATTGGTGGAGTAAATCGTCTTTAGCTTGCGAACCAGCAGACGAGCCAAAATAAAAAGCAATGATTCCTGTCCATGCAGTTCCAAGGGAGCCAAGCATCAACATCAGCGCATCAGAAGTCTTAAAAGTTTCGGTCATCATGCCTACAAGAATCCCAAAAAACCCAATGGTAACGGCAATAGCCAGAACAGCAGGGATGTAAGAGCGAGTCTCTGCTTGCATCTCACGGGCAGATTTCCTGTCTTCAACATTGAGTTTGGCAAAGTCCAGACCCATCTCTTGGGCACGAGCCGCCATTTGGACTTCAGCTTGCTTAAGCAGCATGATCTGGTCAGCAGACAACTTGCCCTCGCTGATTGTGCTTTGAACGTCTTTTGGGTCAATCCCAATAGCTTTGCTCACCGCCTCGATAGCAAGCCCCGCTAGTGGCCCACCAAGCGCTGTTGCAATGGTAGGTGCGATAGTCTTTAACCAATCCATATCATCTTCCTTTAAGGACAAGGGCCAACAACAAATTCACCTGGTGTACAGCGTAGAGTACATGGTCCAACTACAAACCCATCAGTACACCAATTGGGCGTAGGAATTATCGGTGTGCTACTAAGAATCGGTGGGTTGACAATTGCAATAGGACCAGCGACAGGGCCAGATACAAACGTGACTACAGGGGCTGCAGGGGTTGCCGCAGTACCACTCGGACCCATCACAAAAGGATTTGGCAGGACTGTGCCAACATCTAGACGAACAGCCATTGTTTTAGGCGTTGGATCTGATCCAACTCCACAGCCTGCAATTGCCAAACAAAGAATCAATCCAATCCGTTTCATATTAGCCTTTCAAAATGGAAGATAACTCAAAGCCTTGTCCATTGCTCGTTTAGCCAATGGTTCAGGCAACGCTTTCACAAAATCAAGAAACCACCAGACGCAAGAAACATAGCAGAACAATTTGAACCACTTTTTGAAACCATTGACGATCTCATCCATGAGGCCGAATTTGGTAAATACCCCACCCAACCATTGCCAACAATAACCCAGCAGTAATCAAACCAAGAACCAGTTCAATAGCCTGTTGCATTTCTTGTTTCTTCTTGATAGCGGCTTCCTTTTCACGCTTGGCGGCTTTGGCAAACTCAGCTTCCATTGCGGCGGCTCTGATCTTGATGTTGTTCCACAAATCCATGTGATTGGGATAAAACAGCTTGTTTTTCAGGTCATCCTCAAATTGGCGGTGCTTGGCAAGCGCCATCTCGATCTCCATTGCTTTACCAAGTGCAGAGCCTTTAAACGTGCCATTCTTGGACTCGACTACCACTTGTAGGGCATTGGCCTTGGCATCAAAGTAACGCCCAAGGAAAGGTCCAAGCGACTCCACGTTCTGAGCCGTAGAAGCCGCTTTCTTTATCAGGTTGACTGCTGAGTTAACAGCGTCAAGGGCTTCAAACGGGTCAATCATTTCTTTTCAACCTTTTTCCATTCAAGGCAATAGACTATTCGTTGGTAAACATCACCTGTCCAACCCCACCGGACGCATTTGTATTGTTCTATTCCTGCAGATTGTAAACTCAGCATTAAAAATATTGGAATAAACCATTTCACGGAATATTACAAATTATTATGGAATTAATAAATGCTTTATCTGAACATATCAAAAATACCCTCATATTTAGGGATAAAATTTTCTGGGTTTGTAGTGGCTTCATTCATTGCTTGACCCATTGGTGCAGCCATTCCACTAGCACCTTGTAGTCCCTCACCTAGCAGGTAGCGTGTGCCAGCCCTGCTAGACATGGTGTTGCTTAAT